GCTACATCGAGCTGGGCTTCGACGGCACGGGTCCTTCTGCGCCGGTTGTACCGTATGGTCGCTAAACATAGTATATTTTCACATGGCTATTTTTTTATCCACTGTGAAAAATAGGATAGATGGATCTCGGTATCGATTTCAGTCTTATACTTTACATCTTAATTGCCGCATTAGTGGGTCTAGGTGTACCCTATTACTTTTTACAAACAGGTAAGTTCTATGCTGGTGCGGGCTTCTTACTCGCCGCCCTTGCTACCTTTATCTTTTTTGGTATGCGTTGGTTTAATGGTCTTCGTTTGAATACTACATTTTTTGGTGCGACATCTACAACACAGAGTTGGCCTCCTCAGATTAACTATTGTCCGGATTTCCTCAGCTTGAAACAAGTCGGCGCGAACTATTATTGCGTAGATGCAATGGGAGTGAGCAAGTTAACACGGTTTACAGACTCTAGTGTAGTGGATACAAGCCAAACTGGAAATTTTCTACGTTTAACAAGAACAAATACTGCAACTCTCTATCAACCCTCTCTATTAGCATCATCACTTACATGGGAAGGTATATATGATGGTATTTCAGCGGCGAATATTTCACCGCCCTTTCCCACTTTTTAGATTAAAATGGTTTAAGACGAAGCATAGAGAAACACTAGAATGCAGACAAAAGACGTCTGTCTACATCCCGAACTTGAAGCAAAGCTTCAGACCTGGATTGAGAAACGTCCTACCGCAGCAGCCTTATTATATGGAGCACCTGGCGTAGGAAAAACAACACTAACGTATCGCCTCTTTCATGCAAATGGACTCAAAGTGGTTGAGTTTAATGCCAGCCATACACGATCTGGCACCTCCTTTCGTAAGACAATTCTACCACTTCTTTGCCAGGGTGGTGTACTGGAACAGATGAGTACTGGAAAGAAGGGGGGCATTGGTGTCTTGCTTGATGAAATTGATGGACTGAGTTCAGGTGAAAAAGGTGGATTATCAGAACTTACAAGCTATCTTCGTAGCTGGACTAACGCAAATCCTGGAAATCCATTGATTCTTATTAGCAATAGTCTAGAAAACCGCTCACTCCTACAAATCTCAAAACTCTGTACAACCTTTGAAGTGGGTCCAGCTCCGCGTGGAATTGTTGAGAAATGGCTTCAATGTAGTCTGCCACCGAGCTGGGAAAAAGGAAGTGAACTCTCTGGTGATCTTCGAGCATTAAAGCGTTATGTAGCAGGTCTTGAAGAGGAGACTGAGCTAAGTGAGTTTCCTGAAGGTGTTCTTCCTATCGCCTGGTGGTGCCTCTGGAATCCATGGCATAGTTGGATTGAACTTGATATTGAAAATAATGAAGGAAATCTCGCAGGACTTGTTGCAGCTGAGAATCTGCCTGAGCGTCTTTTAGCTACTGGTCGTGATCATAAGGAGCTTTGGAATATCTATCTAGAACTCTTTGATTCACTTGCTGAATCAGATCGTGCTGACTATTGGGCATTTTTCTATCAATGCTGGAATCTTCTTCCTTTTTCTCATGCACTTAAACTCAAGAATTTGGGTCTTCATTTAACGGAGCGATATCCACATATGGAGGATGCTGTAATGCCTGAGGCAGCGAGTATGCGGTATACATCTGTTCTTACACGACAGTCAGGTATGTTTAATGCGTGGAAACTCTTATGTGAACTCTCAGATTCACGTGGAATACCCATTCGTCTAAGTTCAATGGGAGCCGATCTGGAGTTACTTCTTGGAGAAGGTCTCAAGATTGACAGAAAGCGGCGCTTGAATAATCTACGATTTAATACAGCGACGGCTGATACATTATTCATGGAGCGTGGTAATTAAAGACCCACTTCAGCTCCGAACTTCCCTGCGGAGCAGGCTAGTGCGCAGGTTTAACTGCGAACCTCCCTTCAAGGGGGGACTGGTAAGGAGCTTTCAGCTCCGAACCTCCCTTCAAGGGGGACTGGTAAGGAGCTTTCAGCTCCGAACCTCGTCAGGATGTACTAACTTCACAAAATTTAACGGTGATGTCCGTCCCATCCTGTAAGCACGTCCCAGAATCTGTTTCTCCTCCTCCGTCGTCATAGCGTGCCATAAAACCACATAGGTTGCTGATGTGATATTCAGACCAGCACCAGCGTGATTTGAATTTAGAAGTAAGACTCGCGATTCACCACTATCAAACTTATGGAGAACATTATTAATGACATCTTTGTTTCCCTTTACCGTTTCGACTGTAATTCGTTCAGCTTCAAGAGTATCCTGCATAAGCCGAAAAGGATTTTCATACCGACTAAATACCAGAAACCGGTCGGTGGGATGCGACCGTATTAGATTTAATAGGGCATCAATCTTCTTGGGCGCTGCTACCCTCGTAGTAACTGGTCGAGACGCAACTAGTTCAGATACTCCTTGAAGAGTATTTACTTGAATAGGTGAACGACACATTGGGCATCCCTGAATACGACTGAGACTCATTAAAATACAACCGCCACAAAAAATACGAGAACAGCACGGTGTTAGGACAGCCTGTTGTGGTTCATCAAAACAAATCGCACATATCTCCTTTTTATAGTTTTCAATTCGCTCTTTAATGCTTTGAATCTGGTCTTTCAAACCATTAATTTTACTCTGTAAATTCGCCAGTGCCTGTTCCTTTATTTGAGGTGATGCATACTCTTCTTCCGATTTGAAGATATAGAGGCGTTCAAGGCGTTTGAGTTCCTTTTGCCGATTTTCTGTAACCGCCTGGATAAGATTCATAGGAGAATCAGAGGGAACACCTAATGCCGTCAGTGCGGAAGTAATATCACCCGCATTTAATAGATTCTGTATATTACTCGGAACGGCAGAAGAAAGAATTCGTTGGGCGATGCTCGGCTCACAGATAATTGTTTCTGTAAATAGTGGTGGGAGAGAAATAGATTCTTGAATAAAAGAATCCTTACATTTCAATACAATATGTGAACGAAATGGGTGATGATTGCGTAAATAATCACGTAAATAAGGTCCAGAACGAGCAGTATATCGTGAAAAAAAACCTCTGCCCCCAACAAATGCTTCGGCGAACTGGGATTGAAAGGAGGGGTCATATCTAGTAAACTCTGGGCGTGACATAATTCGTTGAACATTTGTATGAGATAACCAAATCCTATCATTTTCAAATATAAGATTTGCCCATGAAGCCGATATAAACCATATAAAACTCGCTTCTGGAAATGGCTGTGTACTTGGTATATAAATACTATCCGCTTCATCAATATAAATTCGCGAAAAATAGAGTTTACCTGTCGTCTGCTCTAAAAGTTTTCCGAGAAGTGTATTACTCACAAGTACAAAATCAGACTCCATCATTTTCTTTATAAACAGCTTTGAATCCAGAGATCGTTTACTACGCAGATAAAAAGGCTCAAGAGTTGTTTGTTTATTAATATATTCTTCCCATTGGCGATACAGTGTATGGGGTACAATAAGAAGAGCAGGAGAGTTTGAAAGGTCTGTATAGGAGGTTGTTTTAAGACTATAGAGATTCGGATTCGACTCCGTATTTAGACTATTACATGAAAAAAGCGGAATGGAGTTCCGTTTACTCGCAATATGTCCTAAGACCATTAATGATTTTCCAACACCAACTGAATCTCCCAAAACTGCATATCGACTAAAGAGTTTTTCACCCGATACATCAAGACCTTTTTGAACTGACTGTTCAAGTGTATTCATTTGATGAATAACTGTACGCTGATGAGCACGTAAAGGTACTCGAATACTAGCAGGTTGGTCAATCATAGGTGAATCTGCGGTAAGTCCATTTACAAACGGTCTATTGAAAAGGTCTGTAAAAACATCCGCGTTATGAAGCATTCCCACTAAACAGCGTGTCAAAGGGAACTTTAGGCATTCGCAAAAAAAGTTCGCATGTCTGAATCTTTAATAAAATCCTTTATCTTAAGAGTTGTCTTCGCAATAAAAGGATTCTTTCCTACATCTTCGCGCATCTTCTTTTTATCAAATGTATTTTCACTATGACTCATTACGAGCATCACCTTAAAAGGGTCAAGTTGAATCATCTTGTGTTTATAATCTTCTAAGAAAGAACGTTCTTCAGCATGTGTCACTGTATCATCATACCGATGTTCATTTGCGTAGGACTTTCGCCAAGCCATTGTTCCATTTGTAGCATGGTTCGCATTGTACGGTCCCAGTTTATAAATCTGTTTGACATCTGAATAATACATATAGATTTCTGAACTCCCTGCGAGATTAATATCTTTATGGTTCGCAAATCGTGTAACTACATGACTTACTCGTTCAGGTGGATAATAATCATCATCATCCATGGCAATAATAATAGACCCCTTTGCTTCATCATTCAAGCGATTACGCTTTTCTCCAATTGTAAGTTTCTCATCAAGAGGAATATATCGAATATTTGGAATACGTTGTGCAGCAGCTTCAAAGAGATCACGTACTTTATCTTGACCATCGTCAAGAATAATCCATTCCATGGAGTCTTTCTTAAATGTTTGACTCTCATAACAACGAATCAAATAGGGTATAAATCGTCTCCTGTTGTAAGTCGGTGTAATCACACTTACAATAGGGGTCATTCTGTAAAGTTTATTGCGATTTACGTTTAACCTATTGGTTTTTGCGCAGCAAGCATAGCATCTGCCGCAGCCTGCCATTCATCCTTTGCTTTTTGAATCGGCGCAACATCTTTGTACCATACAAGCATTTCGAAAAATGACTCTTTTGACACTTCACCAGGATCATATGAATAGAGGGGAAAGAGATACGAGCCCATGAAAGGCGGATAATGTGTAAATGAGCGGTAAATATAATATGGCAATACAACAAACCAGAGAAGAGCAGCATAGATAAAATAAAGAATACGAATTGAGAGAGGACGGACAAGTGAATCATTGGCTACAAGGGAACCTGTATAGAGACCTATAACTACGTAGAGCATCGTTTGAATTCCAGACATTGTTTGGTCCCAGACCTTCTTTTTAACACGGTCGCCACTAAACTTTGCCGCATCTGCTTTATCTCTTTCAGCCTTAGCCGCTGCTGCCTCGGCAATTAATTTATCAAGATTGCCTGAAGAATTAGCTGCGCTTTTTTGTGCTTCAGTCTGTATCTTTTGAACTGCAGCAGGTTCATTTATAATAGACTCCGCACTTGTTACAATAGTTGTGATTTGCTCTTGAAGTGTTTCAAGAGGTGAATTTAGATTCTTGGTATACCATACTTGATTTTGGTCAAGTACTTTTTGAAATTTTCCTGCTTTATCCTCAGATACTAGATTCTGATTCTGGAGTTGAAGAAGTATGTAGTTCCAGAGCTTGAGTGCGTTAAAAAATACAATACGTATTCTGTCAGCACTTACTTGTGCCGATAATGCATCGTTGAATATTTGAATTTCTGCATAGATTGTGTCTGCCAAAGCATTCGGATTCTTTTTCAACCAAGTTGTTTCTGTATCAATAACACCCTGTACTAATGTACCTCCTTCGGGTGTAATTTCTCCAGCTGTAATAGCTTTTTGAAGTTCTTTTTGAATATTTGTAAGTATTTTACGATACTCATCACGAACCTTTGCGCCTTCTTTTTGGTCCGCCGCTTTTTGACGTTGAACATCGGGATTATACGTAGCATTATCAACAACACGACTTGCTCCTTGTCCCATCCTAATTATAGAGCATACTTCAGTCCAGCCATACCTGACGCAAACTCTACAAAATTGACCGACTCAACATAAATTGTTAAATCATATACATATGTCGTATTTGGTGGAAGTGTATACGGATTCACCTCAACCTGAAATACACGAATACGACTTGAATTTAACGAACCAGAGGGTTGAAAGTCTGGACTATGTAGACAGAAACTGTAGATTGGTAATACTTCTCCAGGGTTTCCTGATGTATACTTCCAGGGAGTGATTTTTGTAAAGTAATCAATTGGTTTTATCTCCTGAATTTCATTGCCATCACAGAGAACTCGTAAACCCTGTAGAATCTGTAGTTGTGCGAACTGTATTAGCACACCAGATGAAAAGGCTTGTGTTAGGAGCGGGACAGTTCCAGGTGGAGGAAGATAGGGCGTTGAAGGATAGTTCCACCAGTTTGTCCAGTTACTGAAATCATTGCGATATTGAAGTGTATCGGAACGACGATTAACGAAAAGAAGTCGTTCAATCGGATTGTGTGTTTCAAGATCCAATATTTGGCGTGTATAAATTGTTGGAAAGGGATACCATGTAAGCTGGTGAATTAAATAGGAGAGTGGCGTTGTCGCAAAGAGTGTCCGTTCCTCTTCAGCAAGATAAATATAGGTTGTCTCAATAGTAGGTTGTAGATTCCATGTATTCAGAGCAGGAACATCTGCGCCCATATCGGTTAAGAATGAACGAACCTGTCCACTAATGTCAACAATTGACGTGTAATCCGGAAGATTTGAACGGATATTGGCTAGGGATGCACTTGTCTGAATACCAGGTGCTACACGAAAACCTGATGCGTCAAGCACTGTGTAAAGTTGATTAATTGGATTGAGTGTGATTTGAACTTCACATTCATGATACTGTAGACCTACCAAAGGAAGAGCTGAGCCCGCATGCTCGGCAAACCAGAAAGGGAGCGGTACTCGAATTGTTTGCCCAAAGAGAGATGGACGATTTAACTGCGAGCCAAGTGGACGGCTCGGGTCACGGATTACATTTGGATATCCAGTCTGATTTGTACCGCCGGCGTAAATACCATTCGCAGGATCCACAAGTTCGGCAACATTTCCTACAAGTTTTTCCCATTTAGCAAATTCATCCGTTTTATAATCAGCAAGTGCTTTTGCTAGTAAATAGGACCCATCAAACTCCTGGATTTTCTGACCACCTATGAAAAATGCCGCATTCTGAATAAGTGCACAGCCAATGTATTTTGACCATTGAAATTCATATTGATAGCTCCGTACTCTTGGCGAAATGTATTTGCTATAAATATCGGGTAACTGAAATGTAAAATACATATCACTTACTAATTCAGCAACACGCGGAATCTTGAAACGAACTTTAATTGGCTGGTCGTAAAAGAGTTGGTCGGGACCATCCATTTGTTGTGCAATATTTTCCATAGCAAAATGCGTATACCGACGAAATACCTTATAGAAATAGGTCATATCTGGATTCCCACTGAGAACCACATTTTGTGAACCATATGCTACAAGTCCTAATAGACCGCCACCAGTCATTATCCCTTCTATTTCGTGAGGCTTTAATATCGAAATTTATAATCTCGGTAATAAAGTCTTTGAAATTAACCAATTATTAGCTTGTATACCATGAATCTACCAGAGAGTTCTGTAGATATGAGCTTGCAGATTGTGTGGTCGACATATCCACAGTTGAACTCGGTCCCTGATTCGCATTTGCCTGGATTTCAGCGAAGGAGAGAGCATATCTGTAGTGACAGAGACGACTGAGTTGACCAGCCATGGTTCCCGTAACAATGAAATCCTCTTCAACGCCCTGAAGATTTGTCACCTTATTGCCAAGCGTTGTGCGACTATTAAATCTGCTCTGTCCAAAGATAATCAGATTCTGATAGTTCTGGTAAGGGTATGTCTTCTCCATCGGGATACGACCCTTGAGATTTCCATTAATATAGACCTCAAGAGTGTTCGCACGGAAGACGACCGCTACATAGAACCACTTCTGAACCGGTACATTTTGAATATCTACATAACTATACCATGACTTGTAGGAGTTCATAAAGATTCTCATCGTATTTTCATCTGAGCGCATGAAAACAGCCGGTCCAAGCAGCGGGAACGGTGTAGAGTAGCCCTTGTAAAATACGTGCTTGAGACCACCACTTGTATCGAAGGTTGCCGGGTCAACAAAGAGGAAGAAACTGTAGGTAAATTCAACACCAGTTAACTCATTATCTGAGGGAAGAAGCATTTGAGCTTTCGGATCACTTGGGTCTTGACGAACAACAATAGATTGATTACTCATAATCGTATTCGGAACAAGAACCGTTTTTGCCATTGAATATTTGTAATATGTCTTTACAAGTGACTCCAAGCTAAAAAAGATGAGAAAGACCACAATACCTGTGACAAGTGCAAGAAGGATTTGCGGAATTAATCCATTTCCTAATATGAAGTTTCCACTACTGGTATTCAAGGGTGCCTCCATCACAATCTACAAACTGTAGATATTCATTTCTAGCAAATACAAATGAGTTGACTTGAGTAGACATCTCATTTGTAAATATATGTAGACCACTTACTTAGGTTTCGGAACTACAGGTGCTGTCGGCGCCAGTGCTCCAAAGAATGACTTAATTGCTGACCATAAATCACCTTGTGAGCCGGAAGGACCTGCCATGTAGATACGATAGGTTTCATCCGGGGAAAGTGCGTAGTTGTAGAAATTCACACCTGATAAGCTACCCGTCCAATCTGTCTTTACATGAGCAGATGTCGTTCCAACATCAGGATTGAGTAAGAAGAAATAGAGCGGCGTTGTTGTGGAGCCGTTCACCTGGAACTGTCCCTTGAGCACACAGGAGCGAGAGAGACGACCATCCATGTAGACATCGCATAGATTGTTGTTTAGAACAACCGTTACATTGACCCAGCGTCCAAACTCAACATTCTGTACATTACATGGCGCGGTCGAATCAGCATCAGGCGTTGTTGTCATGAAACTGTTGAAAACAAAACTTGTTGCGCTACCATCATTGACGTGAACATACATCGTATTCGTACGTCCTCCCAGAGCAACAATCAGCGTTGACGCATCATCTGTTGCTGTTCTACCCAGATTTAGAATGTGACGCTTATTTGTTGTATCACTTCCAGCACCAGTTACATACATCCAGAATGTAACTGCCATTTCTCCACCCGTAAAAATATACTGAGCTAGTTTTATATCAGTCTGTGTTGTGCCAGGATACTGGACTATTGTTGTAGGAGACTCAATTGGACTCGGTACAATCGCTGCCTTCACTTGAGTCTGCGCAACATTGAACATATAATCATATAAATAATAGAGTA